CCGAGTACAGGTCCATGGCAAGCCTTGGGGTCATGGGGTTGTCGACCAAAGCAGGTAGGCGCGAACCATAGTCACGCCGCATCACGCGAGTGCCGATGCGGGTGGTCAGGATGTCGCGGATGCTCTGGCGCAGGTGGTCGATGCCAGCTAGGGGCTGGCCGGTTTGGGCGTTGATTCCGAGCATCGGCGATCTCCGTGATTGGTCTGCTTGCATATATCTCATATTGAGATATACTGACCCCATGAAAATCATCAGCAACAGCGCCCTGCGGGCCTTCGCTGCCGATCATCCTCAGGCCGAAGCCCCCTTGCAGGGATGGCGGCGGGTGATTGAAAAGAACCGGTTTGCAAACTGGGCCGAGCTCAAAGCCGCCTTCAATGCAGTGGACAAGGTCGGCGAGTTGGTGGTGTTCGATATCGGCGGCAACAAGTACCGCCTGATCGCTTACATCCGGTTCGAGAAGCAAATCGTGTACATCAAGGCGGTGCTCACCCACCGGGACTACGACAAAGGAGCGTGGAAATCATGAATGCAGCCATCGACGTGAAGCACCTGCTCCCGGTCTGGGAACAGTTCCGTGCCGCCACCGACATCGCCCCCATCCGGGACGAGGCCCACTACGCGCGGATGACCGAAATGCTCGAAGCCCTGCTGGACGAAACCCAGGGCGATGAAAGCCATCCTGCCATGGGCTTGGTCGACATCGTGGGTGATCTGATCGAGGACTACGAGACAGAGCATCACCCGCTACCCGAGACCACCGGCGTGCAAGCCTTGAAGTTCCTGATGGAGCAGCACGGCTTGAAGCAAAGTGATCTCGCGGAGATCGGCAGCCAGGGCGTTGTCTCTGAAGTCTTGACCGGCAAGCGTGAGCTCAACATTCGGCAAGTGCGGGCGTTGAGCGAGCGTTTCGGCGTTTCGGCCGCGACCTTTGTGTAACAGCACCGGTGAAGACAGGCGTGGATACCTCAGAACAGCAACGCATCGTTGAACAATTCCTTGATCTGCTCGACAAGGACATTGAGGCGGGCCGGTCCGTCGGAAATTTGTCAGCAGCGCTTGAGCAATCGATGCTGGCACGCCTGGGCAAACCACTGGACCCAGCACCCATTCGGGGCGCATTAGAGATCTAGGAGGCTAGGTGCAGCGCGTTTGTGCTGTTACGTGCCGCAGTACACATCCTCACTCCCTACCGCGACCGTTGATCCACAGGCCACCGGATCACCAATGCGTCCGACCGCCTGCCCCTCGGCAAAGACCGAAGCACTGCCTTCCGCCAGCACGCTGTCGTGACAGGCGGGACCACAGCAGTGAGTCGCCCAGGCATCCCCCACCCGATGTACCGCGATGCCATTGACGAACACCGAGGCGGCAGCGGATGTACTCAGGCGTGCCGGGAAACAGCCATGGCCGGTGCATTGATCACCGAGACGAGTGACGGCTGGCATGGCGACCTCCTTCAGTTCAAATCAATCCGGGGAGCAATCAGCCGCGCTCCCTGATCGCTGAGCTCCAGTCGAGTTGGGCCAATCTCCAGGACGATCTTCCCGCCTGCAGGCACGGCCAGGCGCCAGTGGTGCTGGGTGCGGTCGTACTCCATCACCGCTCCGTCCTTGAACAGGGTCCTCGAGACGTCTGCTGAATCAGCCGGAGCCGGATGATCTGCCCGGTAGATCGAGCCCACCACCACCCCCTGGTTGAGATCGCCACCGGGCGAGACCAGCAATACTTGCTCACCGGGCTCTGGCGGATGCCAGGTCCGGTCGAGACCTGCACGCACCGTAGCAAAGGGCAACCAGCCGGTGGTGATGGGACCGGTCTGCACCCGCACGCGGGCACGTGCTGTGTCGAGCGCCACCACCTGGCCCATGAGTGCCACATTGCTAATGCGCCGCTCCGCTTCGGTCATGTCCTGGTGCAGGTTACGCTGGCTCATGAACCTGGCTCCCGGTAGTGCGTGCCGAGCGGCTGATAGCTGTGCTCATGGCTGACGCCGATCTCCGGCGCCCAACTGACCAGCACCTGCAGGGGCAGCACCCCGTCATCGATCACGGGCTTGGTCCAGTAGCTGACCTCGAAAGACAGTCGGGCGGCGAGAACCGGCGTCTCACCCTCTCCGCCCTGATCCACCTCGGTGCGGGTCAGGCGCGTGCCTTCCACCAGCAGACCAAGTGTCTCATCAAGATCGAGGATGGCTTCCACCGCTTGCGCCAGGATATCTGCCTCTTCGGCAGCGGCGTCGCCACTGGCGATGATCTCAATGGAGAGTTCGAGCTTCCTGTAACGCAGCCCCCGATCGGCGTTGGGCTGATCCTCAATGCGCTCGTCACGCGTGTAGATCAGGATCACGGGCAGCTTGGCAGCAAAAAGCGGTGTCGTGCGGTGGATACTGATACGAGCCGGCGTGATGCGTGCATCCACATTGGGCAAAGCCTCGATGAGTCGCGCGGCCACCGCCTCACGGATCAGGGTGCGTGGGTGTTTCATGGCTGCCCCCTTTGTGCAGCATCAGTTTCAGAAAGCCGTGGCCATCGGGTCGCACCTCGACGATCAGGTAGAGCACACCTTGCACGGTGACGGCATCGCCCTCGGTGGGGGTGGCGGGCAGATCGGTCTGCCGGACCTCGAGCATCGGCTGCACCATGGATACCGGCACACCGGTGCTGGCGTCCACCTCCTGGTGCGCAGCGGTGAACACCCCCCGACCTGGCAGGGCTTCAGCTTGACCCTCAAGGTGAAACACCACCGGTTCACCGAAGGTAGTGAGCACGATGGATGACATCGCCCGGGTCAGATCACCAAAAACCGTCATGGCCACCTCCCATCACGATCACCAGCCATTGCTGGAGAAGAGCCGCACGGTCAGTGCCGGGCGCTTCACAATCGGCAGCGGGTTGGACTGGGTGTAGATGTCCACGCCGGTGCCATTCGGGCGGGCCAGTTGGTGGGCGTAGAGCTCCTGCCCATAGGTGCCCACCGCTTCCATCAGGTTCGCCGGGGCGAAGTAGGTGCGGAAGGTGTCGAGCGTACCCAGCGGGAAGGCCACCCCTTCGCGCGGCGGAATCAGGCGCACCGATGTACCGTTGGCCAGCGTCACCGTGCCGAAATACTCCTCGAACAGGATGGAGCCGAAACGGAAGCCCCGGCGTACATCGTCACGCAGCGGGTTGGTGCCGGCGGTGCCCTGATAGAAGGTGTAGGCCTCCTTGACGGTCTTGTGCTTGACCAGTGCATCGAAGAACTCGGGGCTGACCAGCGCATGAATCGTGGTCATCATCTCGCCCTTCAAGTTCTCCTCAATGTGGCGGGCCACCTGGGTGCAGTGAATGACCATGTCCTCGGTGCCACCAAACACAAAATCCACCTCCGGCTTCTGGATGTCGAACTCGTCGTGCCAGTCGTACAGCGTATTGCCCGCCCCATCCTTGGTGATGCCCAAGAGCGCATTGACGCGCATGTACTCCAGCGTCTGCGCGTGCTTGGCGCGCATCCGAGCGAGCTTGCGGGTCATCACCGTGACCAACGGGTCTTCCCCAGCGGCCAGACCCAGGCCCCGGATGCCCTGGATCTCTTCGGGCAGCACGACATCGTTGTGCGGGATGTGCGGCACGGCAAACGAGCGCACCGAACGCTTGTCGGTGGTGCCAACGGTGGCCGGAGCACCGGGAGCCACAGCAGGCAGCAGACGCAGTTCGCCTTCAATGGACTCGATGGTGACATTGCGCTGGGAAATCGGCTCCGGGGCAAACAGCCCCAGTTGGCCGACCCGGCCATAGGGGTTGGGCAGCATCTGGATGGCGGCCGACATCTCGGCCAGCGTAAAGCCGCCCGCATCGAAAGGATTGACGATCACGGTCATATCAAGACTCCTGAGAAATAAGGTCAGGCGACCGGACGCACCACGATGCCGTGGGCTGCCAGTTGCTGGTGTTTGAGGGATTGGGCGGCGGCATCCGTAACCGAGGTGTCGAAAGCCAAGGCGCGGTCGGCGACGATCACGGGGCCGCGCGCGAGCACCACCGCATGGGTGTCGGTGTCCGAGAGCGGAACCGGGTGCAGCAGCACGGCCGACGCAATCTCGGCACCCTCGATGCCTGTGGTCGAGGCAGCCGGCGAGAAGGCATAAACGCCGGTCGCGGTGATGCGACCGAGCACGGCGCCCAAGGGATAGGCGGCGCCAGCCTTGAGGGTCACGGTCTCGCGGGTGTAGTCGGGATCTGACTCGCGCTTGACCAGATCACCGAGGGTCACGGGAGAAATCAAAGGTGTGCTCATTTACGGGCTCCATAGGCTTGGGCTGCTTTGACCAGCGGGCTGTCAGCGACGGATTGAGGTTTGGTTTGGGGTTGCTGCGGGGCCTCGGCGACGATGTCTTGTGCGACATCCCGCTCAGCGGCCTGCTTCAGTACCGACTGGCGCAGCGCATCCGGGGTGACGCCACGCGCCAGGGCCTGCGCGGGATCGACCGTGACACCGAGGCGTTTGGCCTGGGCGGCGATCTCGGTCAGCTCCGCGAGTTGGCGGCGCAAGCGGGATTCAACCTGGGCGGTGATGGCCGCTTCATCGAGTGGTGGGGTTTGTGCTGAATGTGTCTGCTGCGGGGTTGGGTTCGAGCTCGAACCGTCAAGGGTGTCATCCACCGGTGTATCGGGGGGCTGTTCATTCATGGAGATCTCCTTCGGGAAGGTTTGGGATCGGGAAGTGGTGCGGGTGGCCGACAGCGCTGCGGCCTTGTTGCGCAGGCTGCGTCTGCCACTCATCGCCAACTGGCGTTGCAGGGCCGTGATTGCTTCAGAACGGGTACCAATCTGATCGGCCAGGCCCCCCTGGAGAGCGGCCTCACCGCGATAGACGCGGGCCTCGGTGTCGCGAATCGCTTCGGGTGTCAGCCGACGGAATCCGGCGACCAAGGCGATGAACTGGTCGTGTAGCTGCTCAATGTCCGCCTGGATGTCGGCAGCGACTGACGCCGGCAGTGGTGCGTGCGGATGGCCATCGACCTTGTGGGTGCCGGCGTGCAGGAAGGTGTAATTCAGACCGGCCTTGGCATCGGCCACCGACTCATCGACGTGCAGCGCGACCACGCCGATGGAGCCGACCTCGGCGGTGCGGGTGAGCCACAAGCGGTCAGACGCACAGGCAATCGCGTAGGCGGCTGACAATGCGGCCTCATCGGCGATGGCCCACAAGGGTTTGCCAGAG